AACGACGAGGGGCCGGTGGTTGAGCCGATCGAACCTCACCCGCTGCTTCCGATGCTCGAAGCCGAGGTGTCCGCATGACCCAGGACGAAGCCAAGCAGCGAGTGATCGAGCTCGCCCAGAAGCAGGCCCGCGAATGGCAGCAGCTCATTGTCGAACTGCCCGCCGGGAACGCCAGAGAGACAGCAACGACAGCCTTCTACATCGAAGGCAGATGGGCCCGACTGTGATACGTACGTACGATTTCGAGCAGCGCAGCCCCGAGTGGGAGGACGCACGCCGGGGCATGGTCACCGCATCAATGGTCGGCAGGCTCATCAGCATCAGCTCGGCAGACCCAACCTGCACCGACTGCCCCCAGTGTGGCGCTCAGGCTGGCGAGCCCTGCATCAGCGTGGCCCGCAAAGAGCCCACACCGATCAAGGTCCCGCACGACAGGAGAGCACTCGCTGCCGCCACCCTGCCGCCGACCATCAGCCCGGCGGCCACAGACACGGCCAAGATGATCACCGCGCTCCTCGTGGCGGAACGCATCACCGGCTGGTCAGATCCTGTGTTCACCACCAGCAACATGATCCGCGGCACGCTGGACGAGCCGATCGCACGGGAGGCGTACAGCAAGCACTTCGCGCCCGTGATTGAGGCTGGCTTCATCGTCCGCGACGACTGGGGCTTCAGCATCGGCTACAGCCCGGATGGCTTGGTTGGCGATGACGGCCTGATTGAGATCAAGAGCCGACTGTCGCGCATCCAACTCACATCCATCCTGGCCGGCGAAGTGCCCGCCGAGAACATGGCGCAGATCCAATGCGGGCTGCTCGTCACGGGCCGCAAGTGGTGCGACTACGTGTCCTTCTGTGGCGGGATGCCTCTGTGGCCCAAGCGCGTCTACTCCGACCCTGAATGGCAGCAGGCCATCGTTGCCGCCGTCCGCCAGTTCGAGGACAACGCAGCGGACATGATCGCCGACTACTCCGCGGCAGTCGAAGGGCTGCCCGCCACCGAACGAACCACCTACGACCTGGAGATCGAGTTCTGACATGGACATCACTGACGCGCTCGCTCCGACGAGCGACCAACTGGATGCGGTAGAGCTGGTCAACCCGCGCACCTTCACCATCGACACCGGCTCAAAGCTCGGCACCCGCGACGGCAAGACCGTGGCCGAGATCCGGCTAGTCGACTTCCCCCGAGTCTGGCGACCGAGCAAGGGAATGCTGGACGTCCTCGCCGCCTGCTGGGGCACCGATGGCAAGCAGTGGGCGGGGCGCTCACTCACCCTCTACTGCGACCCAGACGTCATGTACGGCAGGGACAAGGTGGGCGGCATTCGCATCAGCCACCTGTCGCACATCGACAAGCCCCGCACGGTGATGATCCGGGCGAACGGGGTTGGGCGGAAGAAGTCGTGGCCCGTGGAGCCGCTGACCGAACCCGCACCGATGCCCACCGCGGCGCAGATGAACGTCCCCACCCCGGCCACGATCGCAGCCTGCACGGACCTCGCCGAACTGACGGCCATGTGGAAGGCGCACCCCGAGTTGCGCACCCAGATCGAGGCGCGCGTCGCCGAACTCAAGACAGGAGCAGTCCAGTGATCGAAACCGTCGAACTCGCCTATGAACCCCGGCACGCCTGCACCATGTGCGAGGCCAGCAGCGTACTGATCTGCGGCTATGCACTCAACGAGCGCGCCACCCTCTACTACCTGCCCCGGAGAGCAGCATGATCACCCTCGCCATCTCCGTTGCTGCCGTCGCCATCGTCGGCCTGCTCCTCGCCATGGTTGGCCGCGAGAGTAGACGCAACCGTCGCCAAGACACGTGGATCTGTGCCTCCTGCCTGTACGCCTGCAGCAACTACGAGGACGCGCTGACCCACGTCCACGCCGTACACCCGCGGACCGTCAGCGAGTCCGGACGATGACTGTCGCCGATCTCGCCGCCCGTGACCTTGGCAGCATCGTCACCACCAACGGCTTCCGTGGCAGGTTGCGCCGCATCGAGCAGGCTGCCGCAGCCCTCGACGAAGACCCACGCCACCCCTCAAGCAAGGAAGCCTGATGCTCACCCTGACTGACATGTTTTGCGGCGCCGGCGGATCCTCCACCGGAGCAGTCGCAGTCCCCGGCGTCAAAGTCCAGACCGCCATGAACCACTGGCCGCTCGCGATCGAGACCCACAACACCAACCACCCCAAGACGGACCACGTCCTGGCCGACATCTCCCAGACCGACCCGCGCTACGTCCGGCACTCAGACATCCTCTGGGCATCCCCCGAGTGCACGAACCACTCAGTGGCTAAGGGCCGGAAGCGGATCACGTCGCAGGATGAACTGTGGGGCGAAACGCTCCCGGACGAGGCCGCCGAACGCAGCCGAGCAACCATGTGGGACGTGCCCCGGTTCGCCGAGTACCACCAGTACCGGGCAATCATCACCGAGAACGTCGTGGACGCCGCGAAGTGGGTCCTGTTCGACGCCTGGCTCCACGCGATGGAGGCACTCGGCTACGACCACCAGACCGTCTACCTGAACTCGATGCACGCCCAGTCGATGGGTATGCCGGCGCCGCAGTCACGGGACCGGATGTACGTCGTGTTCTGGCGCAAGGGCAACCGCCGACCTGACCTCGAGTCGATGCAACGCCCGCTCGCCTGGTGCCCGTCTTGCGACGAGCTCGTGCAGTCCGTTCAGCGCTGGAAGAAGCCCGACCAGCCTTGGGGACGCTACCGGGCGCAGTACATCTACATGTGCCCGAAGCACTCCTGTCGTGGCCAGATTGTCGAGCCCGGATGGCTCCCGGCCGCATCCGCCATCGACTGGACCCTGCCCGCCGAACGGATCGGCGACCGACACAAGGCGCTGTCACCGAAGACGATGGCCCGCATCAAGGAAGGCCTACGCCGGTACGGCGCGAACCACGGACCGCTCGTGCAGCGCATGAACACCGGAGGAGCCGAGATGCTCACGCCGGCGTACGAAGTGATGCGGACACTCACTACCGGTGGGCACCAGTCCATCGTCGAGCCGTTCATCGTCGAGGCCACCGGGAACACCTACGACGCGGCCGACCCCAAGCACCCGCAGCACGGCCAGCAGGGCGGCTACTACCGCGTGTGGCCAGCCACGGATCCGCTGCGCACCCTGCACGGCACAGCGAGTAAGGGCATCGTCCTGGACTCCGTCCGAGGCTCGACGATCGCCACACCAACCGATGACCCGATGACCACGCAGACGACCAGCTACACCCGCGCCCTCCTGATCCCCGTCGAGGGCCGGGACGGCAAGGCAGCACAGGAAGCCGTCGAAGCGCTCAGAACCCAGACGACGCGCAACGAGACTGGGCTGCTCATGCCGTACTACTCGGCCAACGAGTACGCCAAGCCGACCGACCTGCCGATGGGCACCCTCACCACCGTCGACCGGTACGCCCTCATCACCCTCCGCGGCCAGAACGCACCCAAGCCCGCCAGCTACCCACTCGACACGTTCGCCGCCAACGGCAACCACCACGCCCTCGCAGACGTCTCCGTACCTGACGTGGAGGACTGCCGGTTCCGGATGCTCGAGCCGTCCGAGATCAAGCGCGGCATGGCGTTCCCAACCAGCTACGTCATGCTCGGCAACAAGCGGGAGCAGGTCAAGCAGGCCGGGAACGCCGTCACCCCGCCCGCCGCCCGTGACCTGATCGCGTGTGTCGCTGAATCCCTCGGAAGTGCAGCATGAAGCCTCCGATGCCCTACTTCGGCGGCAAGCAGCGCGTCGCTGATCGAATCGTTGCCCTCTTCCCTGACCACCGGCACTACGCACTGGAGGTGCTGCCGTGAGTCGCGTCCCCGCAAGAGACCCCCGGATCGATCTGCACGCAGAGCTCAGGCGAGCGCACGCGCAAGCAGCCAAAGCACTCGCTGCGTTCGGCCGATACCAGATGACCAGGCCATCGCCGCACCCACTCAGGTCCGTGATGGTGGCGATGAGCGTCGAGGGCATACACCTCCTCCACGCCGTGATGGGCCGCGCAGAGAAGGCGATCCGCGACGACCTGGACGACGAGACCGATGGAAGAAAGGCCGCCTGATGACGTGGCTCAAGAAGGACGATCGCTTTCCCGAGCATCGCAAGATGCGACGGCTCAGCGACGGTGCC